TTTTTTATGTCCATTTTTGACTTTCTCAAAAAAGTTTTGGAAAAATGGATTTTTTTGGATTTTTGGATTTTTGGATTTTTTACATAAAATAAAAATTTCAAGTGAAAAAATCAAAACTTATTTCGAGGAGCTTCGCCTGCTCCACCGGGTGCACCTCTGTAACTTCCGAATTCGTTTAATTGAATGACCCCCCAAAACCGAGTTCCGCGTTGTTTTGAAATTTGTAGTTTTTGAGAATATTGCATGTTGGTAGACATGCCGGATGCGGTGTTGCGAGCAATAATAGATGACTTGTTATCAAGCAGTTTACAAACGTAGCGTGGCTTGGTGGTGTTTTTACCTTTAACGAGGGGTTGCGAACTTGAAGCGCCCTGGCCGCTTTGGCCGCTTTGGCCGCTCGTATTTGAACAGTTTGCCATGTTATTGAATTATTTGTTTGTTTATAGTGTATAAATGAAAAAAAAATTGACTGTCGTTTATAATTTTACGGATACGTTTTAGTACATGCAATCGAAAATGAGCAGCCAGTTCGAATATGATGATGACACCGTTTACTCCGTGGTTCCGAGTGGAAATGATGAATATGGAGATGTACCACCAGCCGAGCACCATTCCATTGTTGCAGTTCAAGTTCAAGATGACCGTCCAGACACGTCTGTTAAGGCATGCAAGAACATACGTGTGGTATTCATTCATGACCTGAGTGGGTCCATGGAATGCAACATTCACATGATGGTTAACGGTACAAATGAGTTTATCCAAGACCTGAAAGCGCGTTATGAGCAACCATGCGAGTTCAAAGCCGAATTTCTATTGATTACATTTGCAGGAGACAGAATCAGCGTGGGCGAGTGGCGCAATGTGACGGAACTTGAACCTTATACTCGAGAGAACTTTTCATGCACTGGTTCAACTCCACTTTGGGATGCATGTGATGTTGCACTTGAAAAAGTCTTGACGGAATGCAAAGGTACGGTTGCAGCAATTTACACGTTTACAGATGGCGACGATAACAACTCGAAGCGCGCGACACGCAAGACCATTCGAACCAAAATTGAAGCACTTGACAAAACGGTTCATACCATGCTGTTTATTGGCTCAGACCCAATGTCTGCTTCAGAAAATGCAGAAGAAATTGGTCTCGACCGAGTGCATTCACTGAATCATGATACATACAGTACACCGTACGCTCTGCGCGCATGCACAAACACGATTGCGAGGTGTGTTACCGGCGAAACGCAAACTCCCGAGTTTAATGAAAACGACATTATCATGTCGGAAGGTAAGGCAAGTATTTGAAACTTATTGTAAATGAATAAACAGTAAATGAAATTTAAATTCATACGATTGATTTTAAAATTTCTATTTTTTTATCGTAATAAAAATAGTGTAATAAAAAATAAAATAAAAAAGTTAGACATTCATTGAAAGGATTGAAACAAACAAACTTATAACCATTCGTGTCGAGAAATATATGGATTATACCACCCACGTAGTTCCTTTGTTTTAACGTCATGGTAGTTTCCATACTTTGTTTCAATGTAAACATTTTCATTAATGTAAGTGTACATTGCACCCTTAAACATGCTGTCACAGTCACATTCTGTTTCAGTCAATGACAATGACAGTGTATCACTATGTGTATCACTACGTACAACTTGTGATTTGTCGTCACTACTGGTTATAACTTCGATATTTGGGTTGTTTTTTTTTGGACGACCTCTTCCTCTTTTCACGACTGACGCGTTTGTAGAAACCGTGTCATTTATATTTTGACATGACATGTATGGAATTCCATGCAACTTTCTCTGTATGTCAATGAGGTTAGACTTTGCTTTTGTATACACCTTTTCAGCATCTGAAAGAGTGTTTAATAACTCCAAGACATTTTGATTGGACATAGTATGTAGTATGTAGTATGATTCAACGGTTCATATAAATAAAAATTAACAAAATTGTATCAATTTTTATTTATTCAAATACTTATCATTCAATCATTCTAATTTCATAATAACACGTGGATTTATTTTGTTTGCAAGAATGTCTTCCGGGTCGTAAACATTCTTGTTTGCATCCACGTAATAGACAATTCCTTTTATCTCTTGAATCCATACTTCCACCTTTTTGTTTGTTACAATTTGTTCTTCGGCTTCATTGACGCAACCATGAGGTCGCCCTTTGATGTGAGTTCCACAATATCCTTCCCCTTCTTTTTTTCTACGCGTACATTGTTCACCGCTTGCACGTTTCGCAATACATCTATCAAACAATGGTACTGCATTTTTGACTCGTTTTCTTTTTGAATTGTCATCCCCAACGATAAGGTTACCTGCATCAAACGTTTTCACTAACTCCATCACATCATTGTGATAAGCATCAATATCATTGATTCCACCGCGGCGTTTATAGTCAGACAAACGGCTTTGTATTGACATCTTCAACGAATGAAGATAAGCGTCTGCCTTTTTCGTTCCATTTAATTGACACGCGTTCATTATAACTACACTACGTTGTTACGTTATCACTGTTTAGTTTATGTTATGTTGATGATATCTCAATTTTATCTATATTTAATTTTTATTTTACATCATTTGACCATTTAAATTTGAATTTGGGTCAAACTGGTCATCTACAATACTTACAATTACATTGTCGCTACTGGTTATATTTAAAATTTCAGAATTTGGAGTGTAAACTCTTGAACCTTCTTGACCACCAGTTGGATTATTTGAATTATTTGTTGGCGTAGGTACTTTCTGGACCAGTTGCAACTGCTGAAATTGCTGCAATTGCTGCAACTGCTGTAACTGCTGTAACTGCTGTAACTGCTGCAGTTGTTGTAACTGCACTTGAGGGGATTCACGCGCATTGTCATTTTTAAAAACAAGGCTTGCTACTGGAACAGGCGTCGGTACATGAACATTTTGGCTGCTGTCACCAAAAGCATCAACTTTTACATTTGTACGCGTAGCTGGTACAAACCTATTTAAACTTTTACGACGTCTATGTTCTCCTCTTTTATATGTAGTTGTCTCGCCTTTTCGTGCATGGTCAGTATCCGCGCTGTCATATTCATAACTGTCAGCATCCGAACCTGCCTCGGACCGTGGTCGGGAATGTAAGACATCCTCTCCATCGGCTTCAGTGTCGTTGATAATGACTTCAGTTAAACCGTTCACAAAGTTTGGTTTTTTGACAGTTGTATATTTTCCATATCGTTGATTGTACGCGTCAATAATGTCCTGGTCAATGAGTGGACTAATGTCCTGTAAGTTCTTGATGTCTGTTTTGATTACGGCCATCATGTCTTTTGCGGTCTGTCGTTGTGGGCGTTTAAGTGCAAGTTCGATTTGAATTTTTTTATGCACTTGTTGATACTGTAAAGAACAAAGTCGGTGCGACTCTGAACGCTTTCCAAGCTGAAAGTAGGTATCAATTGACTTTATAATCCCAACAAAAATACTTCCGATACCCAGTATAATGTTCATTTTTTCATAGCCGATATCTATACCGGTTGCAAATCCGATTGCGCTGGATAGAATGATGACTGGAATATTTATGTAATTTGATAAACGGTTGTATTTTTCATAAGATGCTCGATGCAATATTCCAAGCGACTCACACTCTTCTGCATTATCCTTTAAAAGTCCTTCCAAGTCCTTGTTGTAGTCGATATTATGATGATGCGGTTGCTTTGAATTTGAGTTGGTGTCAGATTCCGCTTTTTTTTTTACACTCGAGTTAGAGCCGGAAGAAAGCTTATCTCCAACTGCAACTGCAATATTTTCACTCATTGTAAAACGTATGTTATATTATTTAATCTTTTAATGTACTCTAACTAAATAATATTTATTTTTTTGTCATAATCGAAAACCTTAATTTCACTTATTCATTGTTCATTGTCAGTTTTTAAAATGTTTGGAAGCGTTTCAGGAAGAACTACAAGAAATATTCCTAATAATAAAAGCCATAGCAAGTACACACCGTAAACACTGACACTTATCCCCATTGCGTTAAATATCATATGAATACAATATGCGACGGCCGCAATAATACCAAATTTTATAAAACCATTCATGATGTTTACTATTTTATATTATTTAAATTTCAAATATTTTTTTCTTTTAAGTATATCCTCAAGTTGAGACGAAACACTTGTCATATCAACTTTATGGTAGGTTATCCCCAAAAACGTATGCGGGTCGCAAACACTAAATGATGGATACAAATTTTTATGTTTTTCCTTACCGTCACGAGTGAAAACATATTTTCCATGATACATTGAATCGTATCCGGATAAAGGCCAATTCGTTTCTCTACTCAGACATGCAGTACGTATTGGAACATGGTTTGTGGCAGCATTCATATTGTCATACATGAATACTTTAAGTCGACCTAAAAAGACAACATATCGAAACAAATAACATTCAGCTGATTCATTTTTTTGATACGTGTCATTATCGTCATCGTAAGTATAACATGCGCCCCGTATTGCATCACAGTAATCATAAAAATAATAATAAGAACCATGTAACGGTATTTCATTTATATTTTTTTTCATTAGATGTTTTTTACGTTCTATTGAAACATTATTGTCATCCACGCGTATTCTTGGACCAAACTTGCACATTTCACTCAACGACGTGCCAGACGGAAGCCCCTTGTACAAAACATGCGGCGTTTCATAGATAATCCCTTGACTATTTACAAGAAAAAGTGCAATTGGTTGGCGTATAAACAATGAAGTCACATTTGAACCAACCCGATAATGTAAAATGCGCTTCGTATTGAACATTTCATGCACGCATGCCCACCACCATTCGGTTTTTGAGGTGACGCTTATCGGACCAACGTTTGAAGTACCGGCTTCAGATGTAGTGTCGTAGTAAAATAGATATAGTTCACAATTATCATAATGTCCCGATGACTCGAAATAGGAGTCGCGACTTGAATCTGACTGTGAATCCGAATCCGAATCCGAATCCGAATCCGAATCTGAACTCGAACTCGAACTCGAACTCGAATCGCCCTTTTTATGTACTTTTCCTCGGCCTCCCGCCATACCCGAATAAACTGGATTACTCTTTTCACCATTAGTAGGGTCTTGTAAATCCAAATGGTACAGTCCTTTAAACTCGAACCGTTCACATCCGATTGTATTTGAAACATAGTCATCTGCATGTTTTATTAACCCAGTAACATCATTGGATTTGAATTGTGTTGTAAGTTTGTACGAAATGGATGGAAAACACATTTGATATTTTTTAAGAGTCGCATTTTTTTTAGATGTGACTTTCAACTTGTATTGAAGATACGGATAACTATTACTTCCTTTACATATGCGATATAAGCATATATACGCGGTACACGGTTTTGAATCCAGTTGAAACGTTTTTGATATGTTAGTTACATCCGTAGATAATTCTTTTTCAAACGGATACACCCACGAATATTGCGTAGTGGTAACATTGGTAACCGCCGTTTCACTCTTGTACATGTCCTGAAATTCGCTACTTAAAAAAGTGCCGTCGTATGATTGAAACGTGTCGCTAGGTTCAAACTGAGACTCAGCGCCGTCATCCAAACTTATAGTATACGTCGAATGAGTCAAATTTTTAATTCGGTTATTTGTTTCTTTTGTCGTTGGCAACATTGTATTGCGTATTTGCGTATTCTAATGTGTCTCCTATTATGATACTTTTTTATTTATTTATTTTTCTACGAATTGTTTCGGTTACCTTTTCCTTTCTTGCAGACATTAACTTATCTTCCAATTCTCGAACCCGCGGCTCATCATTATTAAAATATTCCATTAATGCTTGTACCATTTGAGACTTGTTCAATGGTGCTTTCACTTTCGTTTTTGAATACATTAACTTGCCATTATTTACATCAAAACAGTCGATTTCGTTACTTTTCATTATGTCAACTAATCGTTCCGTGTGTTGTTTCCTATTTTCTTTTTTTTCTTTCAGGTCGGCTTGCAGCTGCTTAATATCATTGTCATACTGAATCCACTTTTTTATATGTCCAATCATTTCATCTTTTGTTATTGCGGCCTTTTCAGAATCAGAAACATCCGTCATTTCGTAAGTGCTTTAGTTGTTTATAGACTATTTGATATAAAACTGTATTTTTTGTTTTTATATCATATATCATATCGTTATCCTATTCATCCGGTTCAATGCTTTGATTTCCTCGATTTGCTTCGTTTTGATTTCTTATTTCCTAAAAGAACGTAACCAAACTTACCTTTTTGCGTACCGTATCCGGCCTTAACAAGGCGATTTTCTTTCTTTGCGGTAGCATGTTTTTTTGCAGACACGATTCGACCGTGCTTATTCATAATAAAATCGGATTTCACAAGTTGGCCGTCTGTTTTATACGCAGACCCCATCCAAACTTGTTTTCTAGAACCAATGAGGTGACGATAGCCTTTACCGTTCACATGGTAAAGACCGTCCGAACTTTTTTGAATTCGTTTCATTTGAAGTTTGTGTATTATATTATTGTATTATATAAAAAAATAGTTATTTTTTTCTAAATATAAAAAATAAAAATTACAACAATCGGGTTCATTCCAATTACTTTTTCAACATGCAGTAACAATATCAACTTCGTTCCGCATCAACTGTTCTCGGTCATACTCATCTCCATCCATTGGAGCAATCGATTGTTGTCCATCAACAACTACATTGCTTTCATTTTGTAAACGAATTTCTTCTTCATACGCTTCAACACTTGTATTGGGGTCTCCGTGGCCTTCTGCGAAACGTCGGTTTACTGCATCCCGTTCTCGTTCGTCAAAATCCCTGTCATACTTACGGTACCCCATTTGAGCTCCAACGCTATATTCTCCGATTCGGTGTTTCAACATTAACTTTCGAATTTGAAACGCGTCAGTTTTTGTGTTTCGACTGGATTCGTAAAATGAGTATCGCATGTCTTCTGTTTCTTTGCGTCGAACTTTGGCCATAATGGTTCGCATACTGGATAACGAAAGTGAATTATTATTTTGCATTTTCATTATGATTTCCATTGCAGGTAACAATAACTCTCTCATTCGTGCACCAAGTGAAGTTGGTTTTGCACTGTTTTCATCATCGTAATCATCCACAACACCGCTATTCATATTTCGTATCTGAGTTAGTTCTACGCTACTCACACGTTTCGCTTGGACCCGACCAACTATTTTATCACTTGGCAAATACAAGTCGAGTGTTTTGTAAAACAAGTACGTATATAATTTTTTAACAGTGCCGATACTTAAAGCCGCGTGTCCATCTGAAACAACTGGTATACAACCAACCAACTGCATTATCGTGTAACCAATTGTTTTTTCATAATTTCCAGTCGCATCAATTTTTTTCATGTATGTTCGTATATTATCATCAGCTTTAAACGCAGTCAAGCCCTTGTATTGCGCATCAATACTCAACGCAATTTGACTATTGTGTGCGTCACTAAATTTCCAATGTTTAAACCCGACATTATTTAATTTATTTTTTTTGTCTTGTTCACTCAACATGGTTAACTCTGACGTTATCAACAAACCAGGAACGGTGTGTAACATAAAGCGCGTTGCATTTTTTACAAAAGTAATGAATTTTTCAACAAATGCCATATAATGTATTGGCGCTGTTTCATCGAAGTAATGATGCACCATTTGTTTATCTGAAGACTGCGAACTATCATCCGTATCCATGTGTTTGTATTCACCCAATAAATCAAAAAAATATTTCAAGCCGGTTCCTTTTTCATCATTTTTACGTTTTTGCGGCGACGGTAATATTGACATTGACAGTATTTTATCCTTAAGCGAATCGCATTGTTGAGACAACCATATGTTAACGGTTTCCTGAGTTGCAGTAACTGCAGTGTCATCTTGTTTACTATCAATGAGATAAAGTAGACCTCTTATAATGTCATCCGTAAATAAACCATCTGCATCTGCACTTTTTAACTCATCCAACACATTTTTCATATCATAGTACACATCATTTTGAGTTTGAGTCAACGTGGATGGTCTGGGTAAAAGTGAAGTCCGATTCACTTCATTCAGTACATTTTCAAATTGTTCCTGACCGGAATTCGATTTGGCAGCTGTCTTGAATTTTGCAAACTTTTCACTCATATCCCATTTTGGGTCATAATTATCCGGAATATTAACCTCTTTTTTCAAAGCGAGTAGCCTAGGTTCTATATACGGATTAGAAAAGTCCAGTTTAAAAAAATGAATAAAGCATCGAATAATTGTTTCATCGGAATACGCGTGAAGCGCATAACGAAATGGGTCTCCTTCCCATTCAATTATTGTTTTTGTTTTTGTTTTTGGATTTGCGGCTATAAGCCCGTCATGAGACAAAACATACGTTTTACTTGCAGCTGATATGTCACACAAAGTATCGCTTAATTGTTTGATTTGCCCATTGAATTCTCTTATATTTGAATTCGCCTTTGAAATAAAATATTCTAGAACGTTCGGAGAGTATTTTGACCTGGATGCTACATCCAATGGTTTTACCATTACCATATCATCACAGCATGCGTTCTCAGTAACTGGCCTATGGTCATTTGAAAACATAAACAACGACGTTGCACTTCCGTTACTTCGCAACCAATCCTGAATCATTTTTTGAATATAAAAGGAATACTGCATGATTTTACAAGCAAATAAATCCATTTGTTCGTGTTGATGTTTAGACCCAGATTTGACATTTTTTATAAACGTACTGAAGGTAGCTTCTGGTACAGATTCCGGCGTGGGTACATGTTTCAGCGAATCCAACAAGGGTAAAAACTGTGTCCATTTTTTAGTGATTACTCTATCTTTCATTTGACGCGCTTCATTTTGTCGCAGTAGTTCGCTTTCTATGTATCGTCGTTTGTCTTCCAGCATTTTGTGAAAGTAATTGTCGGCATCTGATTCGGGTTTTAATATAACCTGCTGTATTGTTTTTTTAATATCTTCAACATATGTTTGGGGTTTAACACTAAGTACTGGTACCCATACATCTTTAGACGAGTCTTTTACTTCACTGGCAATACATGCAATATACTCTAAGCACTTATCGTCACCATTTACGTCAATTGGGTAACCTCGAAACGTTGTTTTACAGTTTCGAAATGTTTTAGCTGGTCGTATTTCTGGTACAGCACTTTGAATAACAATAATGATATGGGCCAATGTGGTCATAACAATGACCTTGTCACAATATGACTCGTATGATGGTTGTTTTTTAGTATTTTTAGCATTTTCTGCTTCATAATTCTTTTTTGATTTGAATATCTTTGTTCTAGTTATAGTTTTTATGACGCTGGTTATAATTTTATCTCGCAAACCATCCCTGTCCGGTGAAATGCCCAACCCAATTTTGATAACTGGGGTAACCACATCGTTAATTTTATGAGCATATGCATTTTCAAACTTTGTATTTATGTGACGTATGTATGCTTGTTCCTGTTCTTGTAATCTATTGGCATCATAAACACCTCCGCGACTATTCTGTCCTAAAACTCCTAATAAAATATCTTCATCCGTTTCCATCGAAATGACGGCATTTGTTTTAATTTTAAACCCTTGTTCATCATACCCTTCATAATTACTAAATGCTACGGGCATAATCACCATACCACTTTTACACTTTTTACCATCTACCCAAAACGCACCCTCAATCACACCATACTCTCTGCATATTTTATCCATAACACTTAAGTAAGAAAACTCTCCATGACCGTCATTCACATAGGCGTTTGCTTTGTCCAGTAGCCATACTGGCATAAGTTTTGCGCCAGTTTCCTTACAATACAACCAGTCGCATGATTCAGAATCATCATGTTCTTCTTGTTCGCCCTCTTTTTCTTCTTCGATAAAGCGAGACCCTACACAAGGACGATTTGCACGACGTGTATAATTTTTAGCAAACGATATAATAAGTTCTTGCATCCGCGGAAACGACCCGTTACCGAGATACGTATTCAAAATGTCTCGATGAGGTGAAACCGCTATATCTAAACTTGGTTTAGTTGGCTCGCTACGTTTGGCATGTTCTCCTATTCTGTAATGTTTGTTGTTTATATCAAACTCTTTTCGACGTTGAATAATGATTTCCGACTGAAGACGATAATTGGAATAATTTACCCTTTCTTCAAAAATTTTTTTAAAATCTTCATACTTTGATTCAATAATTCCATCAAATTCATGCGTGATTTTAGAAATAAGGCTGGCCTTTGCTAACGACGTAACCACTTCTCCGCTTTCAAGAGTAATTCCAGTTTCGGTCGATAAACAGTTGTTCTTCATAACGATTGCACCTGGAAAAATATTTCCAAAAAAATCAGTATTTTCTGGAGTCACCGTTGGCGGAATAGTATCATCCAGTACCCATATTCCGTTCGAAGCAAGTTTATAATACCGATACTCCTTTGAGAGTTGAGTTTCAGATTCAGCATCTGGTTTTCCATCATAAGCATCCATATTCAACACTGCATCTTCACCAGTTGATTCTCCTGGAGGGGGAGGTGGAACTGTAAACATAACGACTGCGCGTTCTTTGGAGCCAGGTCGAACAAGCCTTCTACCCGCAATCATCGAGTCTACCTCGTGCGCACATTCGATAACAGTCATCTTTTGTTTTTTTTTCACTTCTAATGAGTGTTGTAACTTGTCGATTAAAAATGCTTTAAACACGTCGACTGGCTTACTTCGACGTTCTTTTTCATATTTTTGAATAAATGCATAATCCGTTGAGTCAAACGTGGCATCGTATGCAATTGGCACGTGCGGGCTTGCTTCATTATCCGCATTTAACTGTTCCATACTTTCGTATTTTTTCGCAAGAATAAACTTACCTTCTTTGGGCAGTTTGTTTGCATTTTTAACCTCATTCGCGTCCTTGACCGCTTTTACAACACCTGTCAACTTTTCAGCTTCGCTGACAAAGTGGTCAATCACGCCTCCAACATTCACGCCGTACAAATTATCAGTCGACATGTTCAAGCTGACAACTTCGTTCATCAAGCATCGTCCAAAATCCACCATAAACATTCGACTCAGTAGCTCAGAATTCGAGAGAATCCGTTCTTGAGATGTTGCACCCATTACCATCCATTCCTTAATTGGGTATTTCGAAATTACCGTTGTATCAAATGCTGAAAAGGTCGAATCGGAATCATCAGACTCGACGCCCTTCCTTTTCTTCTTTACAGCAACATCTGGGTGAGTTAGTAATCCATAAATCGCATTTACGGACGGACCCGAACCCACTCCAAAACCAGGAAAGGTGAGAGATTCATACGCAATGTATTTATGTTTCATAATCTTAAGAGTTGACTTGAATAACTGTATATGCTGACGAATGAACTTGCTAAAATGTAAAAATAAGTCATGCGTAATATGTTGAGGTTCCACAAAAAACGGAGACAAACTTGTGATAAGTTTGTTCGGTGAGATTGAAATATAGTAATGTTTGAAATAGTCCATCACTTTTAAGGCAAGTTCTTCTGTGGATGGAATAAACCTATCTAGTACATTTCTATCAAATGATTTTGAAAAATATATCTCTGTATTTATTGTATTCGCAAATCGGTCGTGCAGTTGCGTTATATCAGTATCATTCATCGATTTTGTTCTATCCATGTCATGTGTTTTAAATAATGATGCGCAACTGGTTGAATTGGTTAGATGGTGTGTAAGTGACCAACGATAATGGACGGATGCTCCAAACGGGTCACACGCTTCGTTTGTCAAACGCGAATTTGTTTTGTCCATAATGCACGATGCTCGAGATTTTAATGCGCTAAATGCAACATATGGATACGGTCGAACCATGTATCCAACCGGATACTCTGGAAAGCTATCATCTTCAATGAATCGACTCGTATACAAACACGTAGTCCAGGTTTTATTTTTGTTGTATGCGGGCACAACTAAACTTTTCATGTCGGATTTACACGTCATAATGTATTCAAATGCTTTATATTTAGAAAGCGTGTAACTCCTGTATTCGGATTCGTCTTCAACATATGGTGTTATATTTAATCGCATACTATTCAAATACGAGTTGAAACCCGTTCCTGATTGTTTTGACATATATTCATCATACTGTGTCTGCTCTTCTATAAGCCTATCGGTTATATCGTATACTGTAGCAGTTGTGTTAAATGAAGGATGTTCACCGGGGTCTTCACAGTATATTTTTCGTTTTTGGACATAAATTGGCACTAACCATTCACCCGTACAGTTATAGTCAAGCCCATAACCTTTTAACTCATTATTCAAAAGTGCGTGAAGCATTGGTTTGTAACTATTTCCGTAATATTGTCTACGAGCTAAAATACCATTGTTTGTTTTAGACGAATATATATCACGTAGTTGAGTATACCTATCAATCATACGCGCAATTTCTCTATTTGTAGATAAATGGTGACTTTTTGAGGTTGGAGCATGTTCAATCAATGCTTCCAACAACCCTTGTTTCTGTTCTTCCAGACTATAATATCGAAACTCCTCTTGTATAAAAATAAAAGAAGACGATGCGTTTGGTTCATTCATCGGTTCAAATGTTATTGCTATTTTATCTCCTTCATCTAACAGTCGGTTTTGAGCCGGTCGATTATCTTCGGGTCCTGGAGGTGATTTTTGAAATTCCAGATTCACATTTTTCGATGCAGCATTGGCCTCAAAGTCTTCACTTTCATCATGTTCTCCTTCGGGTTCGTCAACGCTTGTATCTGTATCTTCTTCATTTTCCACACGGTTTTGTGGTTCTTTTTCCTTTTCCTTTTCACGAAGTAACGATAAAGGTTTGTTACAAACCTTGATGCTTCTTATGTTCAAGTCAGGTGAAAGACCTTTGAACTCAAAATCAATGTAAACAACTTGTTGTTCTGCGTGAGACAAATGCGACGGATTGTAGATTACAACGCCTATACAATCGGTATCATCAGCGAGCGAGACGATTTCTCCGTATATGATAACCTTTAAACTATCTTCTGGAGTTATATATTCAATCTCAATCCACTTTCCCGGAAGTAGACCTCTTTGCCTAGCATATCCTTGTTCTTTATGATTTCGGTAAAGTAGTTCTATGGATTTTATATTTATGTCGGATGGAAACCGTCCATTGTCTAGGGTTAGTTCTAATTCTAATTTTGAAGTGGGGTCAGACACGCTTCTCATATCAGGTATTAGTTGAACTCGGGTTTCGTCAATGTAGTCAATAAAATAGATTTTTTCATTTAATTGTGAGTCGGCTAGAATGCGAATCACGTCACCGCGCATCAACTCAATAATACGTCTCGCACGACGACGACGTTGAGTATGGGTTATCACTTGGTCTGACATTTATATGTGTATATCTCGTACGTATATTAATTAACTATAAATATTTTATTTCAAATGAACAGACTTATAAATTTGAAATATTATTTTAATTTTTTTACGTTTATCTTATTTTGCCCTTTTATTATTATACATTTTATGCCTTTTTTTTCATGTGGGTTAGATGTCTTTTACATAAAAACACAGCACATCCGTTCGGGGTTTCTGACTCAGGCACATAGTGAAGGTTTTTACATACTTTACATGAACCTCCTCTTGCCAAAACATGCTGGCAGGTTACAGTGTTTGATGAAATACATGCACTCACTGGACTGTTTATACCCACCACTCGCTTACCATTCACAACATACGGTAATAAAGAGTTCAAGTGAATTGTTCTACAATAAGGACACTTTATTTTATCCTTGCCAACGGGTACGTTATAAATATTTTTAACAAATGCAGGATTCGTTTTTTGGTACAATGTTTCGTTGTACAATGGAAAAAAATTATACTTGTGACCGCATGGAAGTTGGATGTGGCCATACACAAGAGGACGATTGGTAAGTAAACATAGTTCACCTTCACCTTCAACCAGAGGTTGTTTTTGTGCTTGCGTGTCAGATTCAGATTCATTCAGTTCCAATGATTTAAAAAGCTCTTTGTAAAAATTTAAGTCTCCTTCAATTTTATATTTTGAACCTGAGCAATCACCCATGCTACGTAAAAATAATAAAAAAAAGTTGTTTTAGACAAACTATAATATTACGTTTTAATATAGGTTTATATCAATTATTAAATATCAAAATATCAAGTATAATTACATTTCACATTCAAGTAGTTAAGTAATGACAACAAAGGCTGTATGGGGACCGTGCGTGTGGTACTTGTTTCATACACTCGCACACCACATTGACGAAGACAGCCCAAGATTTGAAAGTGTAAAAAACGAGTTTATTTCATTTTCTTTTCGAATTGCAACAAATTTACCATGCCCAGAATGTTCGCAACACGCTACATCCTATCTGAGTAAAGTAAACCCAAAGTTGATAAAAACAAAGACCGACCTTAAAATGTTGTATATCAATTTTCATAATGCCGTAAATATACGCAAAGGAAAACCTGTATTTTCTCTTGAAGATGCAAACACTAAATATGCAAAAGCAAATGTAAAATTAATCATCGAGTACTTTTTTCAAATTTACGGAAAAAAAACAGTAAATGTGAAACTCATGATAAACAATTTTCATAAAGACATTTTGTTGAGCGAGTTCAAAGCATGGACCGTTCATAACATACAAATGTTTGTTTAAGTCCACTGTCACGTCAATCAAAATCAAAATTGCCTATCATAGTGGTTACCTGAACCCGAACGTAGGCCGCCATTCGGTAGGGAGTCTTGTTTTCCTTTTCGTAAAGATACTTCATATTCAGCATTTGGATGTTTTGCTTGTTTTCGGTCCCGAGGTGTGTATACAATCAAACTAGACAATGAACCAAGTGTATCTAACTCTTTTAAAGCTTCGGCTTGTCGTCGTTTGTCCTTTTGAATTCTTCGTTCACTTGGTTGGAGTTTATAGTCAAATGACATTATGATAGTATGATATAGTATGATATGGTGATATGGTATGATTTACGTAACTTGTAATTATGTTTAACAAGTGATACGTCAATTTTTTTTAAATTTATAAATGTATTATGTGTCTTCCGATGTATGTTTACAATAACCATTTTCATAACATTTTTTAGATACGCAATATCCAAAACAAAAACAAGAAGTAACACTTAATACAATGTAACCAATAACCGAAGTTATGTTCATTTTATTTAACTTATTTTATGTCGATTATAGTTTATCTCAATAAGTTAAATAAACCTACACATGTGTTATCGCGTATATTTACCGGCTCTGGCAAACGAATCCACAATAAATATAATGAAAACGCCAAGAAAACAGTACAGGACCAGTTCCTCAGTAACGTGTTCAGTACGTTCATTATGCTGTTCTTCCAACAAGTGAATAATGTAGTTCAACTTTTCAATGAACTCTTCATTTGCGCCCGGACCGGACAACTCATTTGAAAGTCGATTATAATTGTACGGTGCAAACTGTTTGTAATATTGCGATGCATAAGTAGATGGCGCATTCATTTTAAACTGTTCAACTCCTGCAGGAGCAGAACCCGACCCCGACTTTGTACCAAACTGTTGTGACATGCTAAACATAGGCTGATGGGTGCGTCCTTCATTTGTTGTTGGAGGAAGTTGTGACCCAGCATCCGCAATAGGTGGTGAAATTTTTAAGTTAGCGTTTGGTCCTGTACCTGGTACGGGTTGACCAGGGTAAGTCGGCAATGCATTTGTTGAAGAAGACGAAGAAGTATCGTCTTCTTCATCATCACTACTTGATGCCGCATGTATTTTGGCAATAGACTCCTTTAGTCTTTCCAGTTTAGGATTTACGCGTTCACTAGAAGAAGACGAGCCGGAATTAGTACTAGTATTGGTATTGGCATTTGTAAACCCATCAATTGCTTTTACAGTTTTATTTTTACGTTTGGATGCAATATAACCGTCGCTTCCATTGGCCCCGATGCTGCTACTGCTACCACCACTTCCGTTGAATTCGGAATATCCTAAAGATGTCATATTATTTACTACCGTCGTTATAACTATACTACTAATTTACTATTATTTTATTTTTTATCGTAATTCAATATAAAACATAAAACATAAAATATAAAACCTAAAATATAAAACCTAAAAACATGAAATCAAATCAAATCCTAAATATTCAAAAATAAATTTCCTCAATTTCCACGAAAACTATACTCGAGTTCGGCACGTGTTAAACCATTTATTTTTTCGTTTACCTCAAGTGCATTTGAATTACTGTCTGAATCCGAAATCCAAGAGGTAAGAGCATTCAAACACGAGTTTAAAAGTCCTTCAACTATGTCTATATTTGTGTGAAATTCAAATCCAATGTTAGAATAATTTCGTATTTCATCACAAAAATAAATATGTGGGTGAGACGCATATATTGGGTCCATAGTGGCATCTGTTTCAGTTGCACGTTCGCTTACAACACGGACCCTTGGAAATCGAAGCGCCGAATGAATGCGTTCGTTTTCAAAAATACTATTTTCATAAAAATGAATATTCAAAACTACTTTTGACTTTGATATCAATTCAATCAACTCTTTTCCAAATACTCCAGTTACAACGGTGATGTTATACCCTCGATACTCTAGTTGAGCCTTTAATTTCCCTAGAATAATATTTCGCCTAGAATTCGGAGACCCATAAAAAAGAACGTCAATACTACCTTCGTCTTCAGCTTTTATATTTTTGATAATTGGACTCTTTACATGAATGTTCAAAATCGGAGGAATTAGTACACGCACTTTATTTCGGAGAGTTTCAGGATAGTACTTTAAATTCACATGCGAATAGTCGAATGTTACAAAGCTGTTCTGAATTAATCGACAAAGTAGTGCATTAAAAGATAAAGGGGGGTATGCATTTCCAGCCCCCTTGTCATTCAACTGTTCAAGCTGATAGAGAACGTATTTTCCTGGAGGAGGAAGTGTGGAAATACTAGAAACTAACAGGTGCGGAATTAAAATGAAAAGCAATTCGTCGGGTTTGGATGCGTTGGTCTGGCAGTCATAGATATTGATAGAACGGCCCACCACAAGTTGAGTTGTTGAAATTCCAAGGGTTGATTTTATTGTGCAACTTATTGCGCGTGCCAAATTTTCTACATGTTTTGTTGAAAAAATAGAAACGGTTTTAAACTTGGTAATCGAATTCGACATCATTACATGAATATATATTCGTATCGCGTATCGTTCGTTCGTTCGTATACCATATATTTATGTATTTATGTAATATTTATGTGATATATTTTTCACTGAAACAACTCTAAAATATCAACATGTTTGAAAATAGTTTTATTAGTTATACTGGGATAACTTTTCACTTTCAACAAGCTTATAAATGTTATATTATTCAAAATATTAATCCATTCATCCGTACAGGACAACATGGTATGGCCATTTTTAATAATGATGTAAATGTTTTCCGAAATTTCATCTAGTTCATTGGTTTTTCCAGCGACTTTCAAATTTTCATTCAGAGTACGCTGCAAATTGAGCACAATGTCAATAACTTCCCCAGTTGAAACGATGCCCTCCTTCATCAAATTTACAATAAAAAGCGACATTGCTTTCCTTTTATCATTTGATTTGTTGATTTCGCAAAACTTATCATAGTCCTTTTTAGGGTCAACGTATTCAATCGTTTGAAACAGTTTCATATAATCCTTCATACTTGTTTCAAAGATTGGCTTGAAAAAGTCATGACTTTCAATCAAATCCTTATAAAGCATTGCATACGTATGCGAGTAAAACTGATTAGAACTTGCCGTATTAAATATAGAGTGTCCTATTTTTAACAAACTTTCTTCGTCCGCATTATTTGCAATCAGTGTTGCGATTTCACTTAAAATAGCATCGCGCATTTCGGTATACGTATCACTCGTGATTCGATTCAAACTTGAACGAATTACACTGATGTTGGACTCAATTCCTTGACTTCGTGCAAGCTCGGTAGCTTGAAACGCACGAATCGATTCCCAGTCTTCATCGGTTATCTGCTGACTGTCTGAACGACGTGCCACCGTAGCACGTTTACTAATACTACTGTCACTGGACCAGGATGAACCATGAGACCCGTGCGATGTACCGATACCGTTCCCTAGTGATGACGATGCGTTACTTGTTAATGTACCAATTACCGATTTGTTTTTGGGAAACGTTGGTGTTTTAACATAGGTTGGTGCGCCCACTTGGTCTGCTATTTTCGACACTAATGCCACTACATCTGGATGAACCGCGTACTCAAATCCATTATGAATAATGCGTTCAAAGTCCGAAAGGGAGTACTGGGCAGTAATATGGGGTACAGAACCTACTTTTGCCATAGAGACGTTTTGATTCAATATGTGTATCTTAATGTCGTATCTAATTTCTATATTGTTTTTTATTTTTATTTATGTTTAATTCTTTTAGCATCTGTTTTTTTTTCATAAAAAAAATAGGTAATATTTTTAGTAATTAAATAAAAATGATATTAAGGGGGATAATTCTATATTATTAATAAAATTGAGATAAACGTTTACACACATCAATAGTATCCAAGATAAAGAGGCATGAAGCGAGAAAAACGACTTGAAAAACCGAATGGAACCGCGAACGGAAATGATAAAGGTAAGTATATGGATTTTGTGACAAAATTCTTAGTACAAAAAGGAGAAAGTTTTTCACACACTCGAATACCCGACAAGTCGCTTAGCATCGGTGGTGCATTTATGATTCCTCGCAGCAGTTTATCCGAGTTTTATAGTAAGTATTACCAATACGTGTTTGTTGAAAAGCGACAAGAATTCTTGACTGAAAAACAACAACCCACGAATGGACCCGGGTTGATTGATTTTGACTTTCGTTATTCGCCTGAAGTGGAAACCCGCCTTCACACAAAGGAAAATATAATGGACACCATTTCAGCATACATGCATTTGATAACAAGCATTTATAAATTTCCAAAACCAGAAACAGACGGGTCGGACATTGTTATTCCGTTCTATGTGTTTGAAAAACCGACAGTCAACATGCAGGCTGAATTTACAAAGGATGGAATTCATATGCTAATTGGTATGAAAATGGAACGAGCGGTGCAAATATTGATGCGCGAAGAACTATTACACGAACTTCCTGAAATACTAGGAGCTCTACCTCTCGTAAACACTTGGGACCAAGTCTACGATGACGGAATTGTCAAAGGGCATACGAATTGGCAACTCTATGGTTCAAGAAAACCAAACAACAAAGCGTATGAATTGAAGTACATATTCGAAATGAAGCGGAGTGCAAGTGATTTAACATGGTACTGTTCGGAGTCGAGTGTTGACGAGTTCGTCAAATCCATGGAACATAATCTAGATAACTTTGAAAAAATAACCGCGCAGTATGAATCAAATGTTTCATTTGACACATTTACATCGTGTGATACAGCTGAAATGCTTGAACCTGAACTGCAACAAGAGCTTTTGAAACGCCTTGATGCACTCCGCACATCCGTTCAACAAACTGCAGCTCGTAGAAAAAATGCAGGCCAAGTTGCGACAACAGGAACCGCTTCTAGCCGAATCGTTATGAGAGCACCGGATGAAACCATTGGAACTCCTCAAAGAAGTACTCCTTGGACAATTGATGACATTAAAACGATTCAAGACTTGCGCGATGCAACTCAGCAAATGTTGTCCACTCTGGATTCAAAGGAATACGAACTTCGCGACACGCATGAATATGTTATGACCCTTCCTCCGCAGTATTATGAAGACTATACAAAATGGTTGCACGTCGGATTTGCACTGAACAATACTAGCCCGAGACTGTTCCTTTCGTGGATGCTGTTCAGTTCACAGTGGACCCGATTTTCAGTGAATGATATTCATAAGCATTTGGCAACCTGGCGCGGATTTTCATATAATCCGTCGGGATTAACGAACCGGTCCATACGATACTGGTCACGGCGTGACGCACCAGAAAAATACAGCAAAGTGAACGAACACTCGGTTGACCACTACATTGAAGAAACGATAAAAACCGAGCAAGCTACCGATTTTGACCTTGCAATGGTCGTGTTCCAAGTATTCAAAGAACAATTTGTATGTGCGAGTGTTGGAAAGAACATCTGGTACGAATTTATAAACCATCGCTGGGTTGAATGTGATGAAGGAAACACGCTTCGACTTCTCATTTCGCGTGATATTTATCGTCTTTACTATCGAAAACTGCAACTACTCATGGACGAACTTCGTAGATATGAAACCGGCTCTGAACAATTTGTTCATATCAAGAAACTTACTGAGAAAATAACAGCAATCAATGTGAAATTAAAAACGACAACCTACAAAAATAACATCATGCGTGAAGTGAAAACTCTGTTTTACGACAAAAAATTTTATGACAACTTGAATGCGAATCCGTACTTGTTGTGTTTCAAAAATGGGGTCATGGACTTCAAACAAAAATGTTTCCGTGATGGACAACCCGATGATAACATTTCAAAGTGCACGAATTTAGAGTATGTTCAACTTGACGCTACGGGAGCACATAAAAAGGACGTCGCTGAAATTACAGAGTTCATGGGACAGTTATTTCCGATTGAAAACGTAAAACGGTACATGTGGGAGCATTTGGCATCGGTACTAATTGGTGTAAATCGTGACCAAACTTTCAACGTGTACATTGGAGGCGGAAGTAACGGCAAGTCCAAACTTGTCGAACTTATGGCAATGTGCTTAGGTGACTACAAGGTCAGTCTTCCGATTGCATTAATCACGCAAAAACGAATTGGAATTGGAAGCACGTCATCTGAAATTGCACAACTGGTGGGCGTAAGATATGCAGTAATGCAAGAACCTACCAAAAGCGATAACACTCTAAATGACGGTGTTTTAAAAGAAATTACTGGTGGTGACCCGATTACGGCGCGCGCACTTTACAAGGACAGTATTACATTCGTCCCACAGTGCAAGTTGGCAGTGTGCACAAATGTTATGTTCAACTTGGAGACAAACGACGATGGTACAAAACGACGTATCAAAAAGATTGACTTTGTATCTAAATTTTGTGAAAGGCCAGTGCAAGGTGACAAGGATTGTCCGTATCAGTTTATGATAAACAAGTACTTGGATGAAAATTTAAAACGTTGGAGCAGCGTGTTCATGTCAATGCTGGTTGATAAAGCTCTTCAGACTGGAGGTGTTGTACACACATGTAAAGAAGTTGAAGACAGCAGTAATGCATATTTTGAAAGCGAAGACCATATTTCCGAGTTTATCAGTGAAAAGATTCAAGCATTTGAAGGCGGAGTTGTTCGTTCAGGCGATTTGAATGAGACGTTCAAGAAATGGTACAGAACTCATCATGATAGAGAAGTTCCAAAACCAAAAGACTTGTATGCGGTTATGGACAAACGATTTGGAAAACGCGGAACACTTAAAGCATGGAAAAACATATGCATCGTTCAGGACGATGAATATGCAAAGGATGACACGTATGGAGATGTTGACGATAGTGGCGAAGATATCGAAGTGGTTTCTAATACGAGCTGAGTCATTAATTTGAATATTCTATTCTATAATATAAAATAATTGTAAACATGATATAACGTATCATCGGATTCGACGGGTGCGTTTTGTATTTTTCATATTAACTTTTGACATTCTTTTTGATTTTTTTGATTTATTTTTTTTTAAAGAAGGTCGACGTTGTCCTCCTTTAGGTCTGGGTTGAATCTGACTCCAGATTGCATTTGCCATATGTTTTGTAGTTCTTGGAATACCTTCTTGCCATGCCTCTGAATAGTCACTTGGCGAAACGTGACTAGTTTGTAACCCAGTATCATTTTCTGATATCAAACTATCAAGTTTATTTTCAACTTCTTTTCTGATTTCAAAATTACGTGTATCTGTTTCATCTCCAAAACCAGTGTCATCTGGAAACAATAATTTAAATATTTTATTAATTTCATTTTTTATTATATCAAAATTACTACTAATACTAGAGTTTATATTTACATTACCAACTCCATTTTCTAGTGTATCTAGTAAATGGTTTAATCGAATCAATATGTCTTCAGGGTTTTCACTACAACAGTATTTATCAATACTAGCATCCCAGACATAATTCGGATAAGTTTTATTTTTACAAAACGTATTTCGATTTGGATACAAATAACGAAGAAAAGGAACAACTTTTACAGATTTACCATGTCGGTCTGTTACATGAAAGTCGGGACTTTTTCCAGGTGGACATTTTTGTTTAGACACTTCATTAAACATAACTGTTTTTTTACTGGTTGTTTCATTGCGGATTGCTCTTTTTTTTGTGTATTTTGAATCATATTCATGTAACCGTAACTGTAACTGTTGACTTACTCGATTTGGGTTAAAAACCGAATTGTAAGCTTCTTTCTGTAAATCTGTTAAAGGTTCTATTCTGGAAACCGTATCAGTTTCCGGTATTTTTGAATAGTTCAACATATTTTTTATTATTTATATTATATAAACAAGCAATAAAATAAAATAAAATACAGTTAAAAATCAACTCAATGCATTCAATGCTGCTTTCGCAGCTTCAATATTGACAGCTGCGGGAGTACTTTCGGATGGTTTATCGGATGCATCTTTATCACCGCCGGCGCTTTCAGTTGAAGAAGTAGTTGCAGCAGCAGGTGCTTCCTTTTCGTTTTCTTTGTCTGCACCCTTATTTTCGTTTCCTTCAAAAACCGAGTTTGAAGCAATGACTGCAATAAAAACCACCCCCAGCAACCCAGCAATAGTGTGTTTTAGTGTCAAGAATACAATGCATGCAACTAAAAACAATTTTCCGAAAATGTTGTTGTACATAATGCCAAGAATAGACGGTTTAAAAATCATGATTAAAACCACAATTACAATAAGTGCAATTGATATTTCTTTTTGATTTGGAATAGCCATTTGACGTTATTTTTATTTTTATTTATATTTTTAATTTGGAGGTACAATAATGTTGTATATAATAACTTACAACATTATTATTTTTTTTTGTTATTCGATATTACATTTTCCTAAATTTTATAATATTACGAAATGTATTAAAAAAAGTATATTTAATAGTAAAATTAAATTAATTTAAAAATATATGCCGCCATGTTTATCTCACATTACATGTACCTATACAAGTAACAAAAAACCGCGTTCCATACCGTTTTATAAAAGGAATCGAAGTAATAATGATAAAAATGATAAAAATGATAAAACTAGTACGTCTCATAAAGAGACCTATATATACAATAATATAAACCTAAACGTACATACCGTAGCACAACTTGACTTCATTCTTTTTCAACAAGTGTTCTAAGTTGGTTCGTGTAACTGTAAATGGAAACACAACTTCGTTTGACTTGAATTCCTTTGGAAACATGCTGACAATAGTTCCCGGCGTCATTAACCGGTGAAGATTCAGTTTGGTGTGTATAATTTCCAGACATCGTTTCAAGTTACGAACACCTTCTTCCTTTTCGGTGTAATTCTCAACAATATATTCAATCATATCCGACGGTATTCGAATATCTTCCGGTGAAAATTTCACTTGTTCCACAATTTTAGGAACCAAATAATTTTGGGTAATGGTTACCTTTTCTTTTGCACTGTAACCTGAGGTTCGAATGCGAAACATTCTGTCCAATAATACTCGGTTCACGCGACTTTCGTCATTGTAACTAAAGATGAACAAACACTTACTCAAGTCAAATGCAATTTCTGAAAAGTACTTGTCATGAAATTGACTGTTTTGTGTTGTGTCGGTCAAATGCGTAAGGATACCAACAATTTCATCTCCTTTCGGAGTTTCACTTATTTTATCCAGCTCGTCAAAGTAAATCACCGGGTTGGTTGATTTGCATTGGATAAGAATGTCCACAATCTTACCCCACGTACTTCCTTCATATGTATAGGAGTGACCTTCTAAGAAACTGCTATCCGTAGCTCCTCCCAGTGCGATGAACGCAAAGTCGCGTCCCAAAATTTTACTAACTCCATCCTTAATCAAACTAGTTTTTCCAGTACCGGGTGGTCCATGAATTGCAACTGCTGTCCCAATCGCTTGAGGGTTCGCAATCCATTGACCAACCAGTTGCATAAGTTGCAGCTTTGCGTCGTCCAGTCCATAGACCGCGTCATCCAATTGTTTTTTAGCAGTGTCCATAAACACGCTACACGCTTCTCTTCCGTGTGTTTCTAGTGTAACTGGTAACTTTTTCTCATTATCAAACGGGATTTTCATGAATCCGTCTACCCAATTTTTTATTTTGTAAAACTCTCCTGACCCAGGATCCATATTACGAAGCGTTGATATTTTGTTAAGAGCGATTGACTTGAACATTCTCGGTATCGACGACTGAAGAACACTCAATCGATAAGGAACGTCGCTATATGAAAGCTTGTTTACTTCTTTAATTTCTTGTATCAGCTTAGCTTGTTGTTCAGGACTGAAATGCCGTTTGAAATACAGAAGGTCATTTGTCGAACTCCGTTTTCTCAGCAATTTTTTGAATTCCTTACAATTTTTATGTTTTTCTTTTGTAACGCGCTTTGCTTTATCTTTTTTGATACGATTGCATGAATTTTTCAATTGATAATAATATGCTCGAAGAATTTGATTATCCGGGTCAGCCTTATACATGTCGCGGATACTTGAAAATAGGATATCCATCGTTTTTTCTTCCTTATCAGATGCGCCTTGAACAAGGGAAAGAGGTGACCGTTGAATAAACTTCATAAATTCAGGGTCACTTGCAAATGACATGTCTTTTGAAGTTACTGTAACTCCATTTCCACTTCCTCCACCGGTACTAAATAAACTGTTGTAACTACCGTTTCGAGACAATGATTTTTTATCACCGGAATCATATTCATCGTCATCGGCATCATCTGCGTCATCATCTTCATCCTCATCATCGTCATCGTTATCGTCATCATCATCGTCATCGTCCTCATATTCGCTTTCATCATCATCATCGTCGTCTCCATCAATTTCATCATCATCCTCGTCATAATCGTCTTCAGAGTAATCATCTTCTTCATCATACGTATCTTCTTCATCATACTCTTCCCCATTGACTTCTTCATCATCTGTATATAAGTGCTCATTTTTTTTACTGGTTATTTTTTTTTTACTTGATATTGTCTTTGCCTTTGATGGATGGTCCATTGTTATGATAATATTCATTTTATTTGCAAGAAGCTTTTTCAGGTCATTAGAAGATTGTTTACGCTGTTTAAGCGCAATCTTGTTATCAGACATTGAATTATTATCAGAAGTGGAAGAATTCGACGACCCTGTTTCAGTGTCCTCCATATTATCATTTTCATCAACTTCATCATTATCGTCATCACTCGAACTGTCTTCCGGAGGTGGCTGGCGATGAAATGTTTTTTTCAGAAACTTACCTTTATTTGAGAAACGATTCGAGTTTTTCATACCGAACGACGATTCTTTTTTCGACGATACAGTTCGACTGCTTGTAGCGGATGATACCGTGTTTGAAGCACCTTTCCCTCCCGGTAACGGTGCAGTTTTACCTCCTCCTTTGGGAGACTTCATTTCCAGTTCATGATTCAAGTGCATTTGCGATTTTAAATCCTTTGATTTGATTTTTGCTGGTATTTTGATTTGTTTTCCTGACCGAGTGGTTATTATATTTGCGTATTTGTACATATCGTCGGCGACATTAGTCATGTCGATACCACTATCAACAATATTTTCTTTTCGCCGTTTTGAAGAAGGGTCTTCAGACACAAAGGGGCAATGTCGTTTTCGTCGATTTTTTTTAGAAGTAAGCGCTGAATCCTTTTGGGTTTCATTTTCATTTTCTGAGACAATCTTGTTATGCAAATACTGAGACGGAAAATGAGACATCAAAAACTTTCGATATGCGTGTATATCAAACTCATTTTCACTTGGCTTCGGCATATTATTCAGTTAATCAATAACGATACTATATGATTATTCTTTTATATTCATATTCTTAACATAAAATTCTATCCATTCAATTTTATGTTTTAATCATTTATTTATTTCCTCGTTTCCTCATTCGGTTACGTTATGTAACCTTTGATGGAACTGTACCCGGTATTCCTTCCAACGGTATAGACCATTCCCCAAGACCGACTTGAGTAACTGCTGCAACTCGTACACTATAATTTGTACCATTGGCGAGTCCTTCGACGATTGCAAAGAATGCGTCATACCCAGGAGCGTTCGGAACCAAACTAACATTTGCATTGGTATACTGCTTCGGTGTAGTCTGTCCAGGATTTTTAACATAGTCATACAAATTATCTGAGTCGGATGCTTTTTTATACTGTACAAAGTAGTAACTTACATCATTGGTTCCGGTACTTGTTGGAGCAGTCCAAAACAAGGTGAGTCGCGTATTTCCTACGGTAATAAACAATCCGGTCGGTGGAAGGGATATCACACCAGGAACTGCTTCGGTAATACCAGATAGCTCAGGTACGCTTGAACCAATTGCATTGAATTGTAATACTCGTATTCGATGCGTTATACCGTTTACAAGCCCACTGATTTCAACTGTAGAACTATAAATTCCGTCTACATCAATCGAGCGCCACGCATCTGAAGGAGTTGAAACGGTCACCGGTAAATACTGTACTCGATAACTGGTAACTGGATAACCACCATCGTTTACACCAGCTGTATTCCAGTTGACTTTGAGGCCTTGGTTCAGTATATTAGCTGAAACGTTCAAAATCGGGTCAGGTACTTTTCTTGGAACCGCATACAACGTTTCTGAATACTCCGACCACCCCAATTGATTTTTGGAGGCAACCTGATACTCATATACGGTGCCATTCACTAAACCGGACGTAGTCAATGTTCGATAGGGTTGAGTATCCGTAACTCCCGGCGGAACTGCAATTTCAGTGGTTACCCAGTCTGCATCTCCCTGTAAATTCAACCGGCGACGTACACGATAACTTGTAACTGTGTACCCGTTTTTATTTGGTGGTACCCAATACAGAGAAATAACACCGCCAGTACTTGTATTGATTGTATATGCAATTTCTGTTAACACATTCAAAATTGATGGAACACTTCCTGGAATGATTGAAACCGGTATAGCATCCGAATACGCACCTCTTCCGGCGGCGTTCAATGCTGCGACTCTGAACGAATACCGTTGTCCATTTGTTAATCCAGAAATGATTGTCATTACCGCCGTGTTTGCGCCAGCCTCTCCAGCAGTTCGAATCTCATCATATGACACTGTAAACGAACTTGGCGAAATGACGTTCCAAGATGCATCCGGTATATTCGCAGGCGGCGGTACCAAAACACCTGACACATCAGTTAGTACTGCGTATTTTATCGTGTACGCGTATGGAACGTACGAGTACGGTGTTGGAACCAACCACGATAATTTCACCTTTTTACCACCCAAGTCCGGAATAATCGTTGGAATAATACTCGACATGGATACCTTTTGGGGAA